GGTGGTGTCGGTCAGCAAGCATTACACCGCCGTGATTGATGGCGTTGTCAACGACACATGGAACCCCCAGCGAGAGACCTACGCGGTGAACGCGGACGGTACGAGACATATCTCCCGCAGGTGTGTCTACGGGTACTGGGCCAAGAAGTAAACCAACCGGGGGCCTCGGCCCCCATCATTAACCAAAACGAAAGCGAATCGATTATGACTACTGAAGATCTGGGAACCACCATCAAGACGACAGATGACGACCGCCGCGTGTTCGTCGACAAGTATGACGACGGCGTAGTCTGGCTGTCTGTATCGGTCAGCGGAGGCGGTGCAAACTGCACCTTGACGTTTGATCAGGCCAAGGCCATGATCAAGGCCATCAACACCGTTATGGGCGAGGTGAAGGCATGAACTACGGACAATGGCACGAGACCTTCGTGAACAAGGTCAAAGGGTACGACTGGCATACTTGCCGCCGGGCGCTGTTTGACTGCCACGACACGCTGGCGCTCCACCGCGACCTGCCCACGGACGACCCGTACTACGTCAAACTCTGGGCGGAGATCGATGCTCTGCGCGAACGTCAACTCAAACTCTCAAAGGTGCCAGCATGAAAGAAGACAACACCTTCGTCGATTCAACGTGGATGGAGTTAACGGGCGGATATGCCCGTGACATGACCCTGCACCAGTGGTATGCCGGGCTGGCTTTACAGAGTGCTTTTTATAAATATTTAGAGCCATCAGAAGTTGCGCGATATGCTTTTGAACTTGCAGATGCAATGCTGGAAGAGAGGGAGATGAAATGATACTTACACCACAGCAGATGACAGAGTCGATATTGAAAACACTGGAAAATGTTGTTGCCGACATCTATCCACCTGAAGAACGCGAAGAAGCCAAGGCCCGCATCCTTGATGCGTGGAGCGCGGAGATGTTTCAGAAGGAGATGAAATGAATACCTACAAACTACATGAGCCACCCAAGCCCGTGGGCTATTGGATTTTGTACGCAGAAGGCCCTGCGGACATTCGGTTCACGATGCTCTACAAGCCATCATGGATACAACGCTGGTTCACCAACAAGTTGCTGGGCTGGACATGGAAGGACGAGTCATGAACAAGCAAGAGATCGATGCCCTGATGAGGGATCTTCCGAGTCAAAAAGACTATTACGAGGAGCCGTTTTCGGCTAAAATATCCATAGGAGTTCTGTTTGTTTTGGTGCTCGTTCTGGCCTCGATAGTTCCAGATCTTGCAAGGTTCTAATTCGCTGATTACAATTGCGCCGCGTGATCCATGAAAGCGACGCGACTGCGATTCGAAAGCGAAATAAAACCGAGTCGGTTATCGGGCGTGAAGGACGCCTTAACAAACTTTGACACCCCGGAAAGACGGGGGCCATCACGCATGGAGATTGGTCTCGGCATATTGCTGTGATCGACGGAGCCGCAAGAATGGGCCAGTCTCCAGCCGTGTTGGGTGTCAAGCCAGCATTCGAGGATGTCGACGCGCAGATTTTTCTGGCTTTCCACTGCGCCGCGCTGAAGACCGAATCGAGCCCAACAACCTCTGGCGTACTGAAAGCGAATCGATTACACTGACGACATTCGCATTCACTGAGGGAATAAGGGTCATGCCAGAAACCGCCAAGAAGGCCCCGGATCGGGCCACCAAGCCCACAAACGCCAAGCCGAAGGCCAAGGGTGCCACGCCGCCCGCAAAAGCCTCCACAGCCCCCAAGAAGACAGGACGCCCATCCAAGTACGACCCAGAGATCGCTCGTGTCATCTGCGAACAACTCAGTGACGGAATACCACTAAGACAGATATGCAGGGACAACGAAGGATTCCCAGCGTGGAGAACGGTCTACGACTGGATGGCTAAGGATGACGCTTTGGGTGAGGATGGCGTCGGTCTTTCCGCATCCATCGCACGCGCTCGGGACATCGGCTACGACGCCTTGGCTGAGGAATGCCTGCTGATCGCCGACACGCCGCAGTTTGGGCAGGTGCAGACCAAGACCGACAAGGGCTCGTCCACCACGGTGGAGGATATGCTGGGCCACCGCAAACTCCAGATCGAAACCCGGCTCAAGTTGCTGGCAAAGTTCCATCCCACCAAGTACGGCGACAAGATCGCGGTGCAGGGCGTGGAGGGTGGAGCGCCCATCAGGACGGAGGACGCGACCAGCGAGAAGTTCTTCGAGATGATCCGCAACATGGAGATGACCAAACGTGCAGGCTGACGTCGCAATCACGACAGAAACAGCCCTGATGGTGTCGAAAAACACGGGATTTTACCCCAATTGCTTGAAATCCTGTTCTGGGTGCGACATTTATGCTTGAAATGCTCGACCGCACGACCGCCGCTGAGTTCGACAGTCTGCCCGAGCACAACCGTCTGGCCTTCCTCGCGCATATGGCGTGGATCGAGAAGGCCCACCCGTACCAGATCCCGCCCGACCTCCACCACGACTATTCGATATTCTTGATGCTCGCGGGCCGTGGAGCCGGGAAGACTCGCAGTGCCGCTGAGGCTTTGTGGTGGTGGGCGTGGTGTCATCCGGGCACCATGAGCGTGGTGTTGGCCCCTACTTCGGGCGACTTGAAGTTCACCTGCTTTGAAGGGCCGAGCGGACTGATCGCCTGCATCCCGCCCGAACTGGTGGTGGACTACAACAAGCAAGACCACATGATCAAACTCAGCAACGGATCGAAGATCCGGGGCGTCTCTGCTGACTCGTTCGACCGCCTGCGTGGTATCAACTCGTCGTTCTGCTGGTGCGACGAACTCGCCGCATTCCAGTACCTCGGCCCCAACGAGGCGTGGGACAACATGATACTGGGCCTGCGTATCAAACCCGACAGCAGGCCGCACAGCCATCCCCGGGTGATCGCCACCACGACACCGAGGCCGAAGGATCTGATCCTCGATCTGGTCGGTCGCGAAGGCGAGGACGTGGTCATCTCCCGCGCCAGCACGTACGACAACGCCGCCAACCTCGACAAGGCGTTCCAGCGCCAGTTGGAGACCTACAAGGGCTCGAAGTTGTACCAGCAGGAGGTGCTGGGCGAGGTGATCGATCTCGAGGACGGCAAGGTCGTCAATCGCGATATGTTCCGCCTCTGGCCTGCCGGGAAGGAGTTCCCCGACTTCGAGTACATAGTCCAGTCCTACGACTGCGCCTACACCGACAAGGAGTACAACGACCCGACCGCCATGACGACGTGGGGCGTGTTCAAGCCCATGGACGGCCCCATGAGCGTGCTCCTGATCGACTGCTGGGCCGAGCACCTCACCTTCCCCAAACTCAAGCCCAAGGTCATCGACGAGTGGCAGGTCTCGTACGGCGACGGCAAGAAGAAGAAACGCCCCGACCTGATCCTGATCGAGACCAAGGCGTCGGGCCTGTCGCTGTTGCAGGAGTTGCAGGCCATGCACCTGCCTGCCCGTGGCTGGAACCCGGGAGCGGCGGACAAGATGACCCGGCTCCAGATCACCGCGTCGATCTTCACGACCGGGCGCGTCTGGCTCCCTGAGTCCAGCGTGCGCAAGGGCTACGTCAAGGACTGGTGCGAGGGATTCCTGTCCCAGATCTGCGCATTCCCTGACTCGACCCACGACGATTACGTCGACTCGGCGACGCAAGCGATTCGGTATCTGAAGGACATCGGCTACTTGGACATCAACCCTGAACCTCGGTATGATGACGAAGATGATTACTTTGACGCTAAACCAAAGCGCGTCAACCCATACGCGATCTAGGAGCCAGCAATGCACCAGTCCCATACCCTGAGGAACCCAAAGCGAACCGCCGAGGACATCGCAATGCACGTCGCTCAGGCCATCCACAACGCGATGCCTAACGCGCCAGTGATGGGCAAACTGGATCTGATCATCCCAACGACCAAGCCGAAGAAGATGGCCCAAGGCGGCGCTGTCGACCAGCGTCCTGTCTGGGACAGGCTCAAGGATTACCACGTCGAGCATCTCGCTGGTGGCGGCAGTCCTGCCCCTGATGAGAAAGGGCTGTCCGACAAACTGAGCGACTTCGCCTCAAGCCTGCGCCAGAAACTGTCAGGCAAGACCCTGCGGGAGAACGAGCGTGGCACGAGCGAGCCCAGCATCTCCGCCATACCCCAGTCGTCCTTTGAGAAGGGCGTCGGCACAGTGGGAAAGGGATTAGAGGCCACCGGACGCTTTCTCGGTGAATCCCTCAACGACATCGAAGAGAGCCACCCCATCCGCACCAAGATTGCCAGAGGGCTGATTGCTGACCCGCTGACATCCGCAGGCACCGCGCTCCAAGACTACTCTGGCACCGCCCGCGACATCACCCCAGACCAACCATACAGTCGCGCCCTATCGAACACGCACCTGCTGACGGCGAACCCACAAACGTGGGGGCCGTTCCTCCAGACCGCGAAGGTCGATCCCCGCTTGATTGACGTGGCGAGCGTTGCCCAGCCCGTGGGATCTTTGGCCCGCAAGGGAATCACCAAGGCTGGCCTCGAAGCCGCCCGGCTGGTGGATCAAGGTATCGTCGAAGGCACTGGCCCGTTTGCCAATGGCTTGCTCGGCGAGTTGACGCCCAAGCCCATGTACGCCGTGGCCCCCGGCAAGAAGGCCCAGCGTGTCAACGCGCCCAAGAACGTCGCCGACGTCTTCGAGAACGTCACCGACCCGGCTGAGGCGCTCAAGATCGCGCAGGCTGGCAAGCACCTCAAGATCGACCCGACCACCGGGAAGTACATCGGCCTCGGCACCCACATCGACTCGCCTCAGGCGCTCGGTGGACTGCGCAAGCGTACCGACGAACTGGTGGGCGAGGGCGCGTACAACGCCGACTGGTATCTGCGCCAAAAGCAATTGGCTCAAGACCTTACCGACGTCCCTACCGAGCAGTCGCTGTTTGCCCGTGGCACGGCGGCTTACTCCCCTCAGGCCATGCCCAAGGTGGAACTGCCGACCTTTGCGCGCCAGCACAACGAGAAGATGCTGACTGGCGAGGACGTCGTCCCGCGCACCGGATCGCAGGCCCGCAACGTGGCGCAGGGTTACATCGAGAACGCCGACGGAACCATCTCCTTCGACCCCGCCGCCATCCGTCTGGGCAAGAAGACTGGCCCGTACGCCAACAAGAAGGATCCGACCGTCCCGGTGGACTACAAGACCGCCAACGACATCTGGCACGCCCGCGCATTCGAGTTGGGCGAGCCCGGCGTGACCTTTGACCGTGGCCTGACGCCGCAAGAGCATGGAGTACTGCATGGCGAAAATCTGTTGCTTGCTGACCGCGCCAACAAGGCTGGCATCCCCGTCGGAACCACCGAGGGCGCTCTCCACGACGCCAGCACCGCTCAGGCCGCAACATGGGCTGGCACCCGATACCGCGCTATGCTCCAAGGCGAGACAAACCGATTCGCAATCGAATCGGCTCGACGTTCCGCATACGAGAAGAACCCCGACCTCTGGAAGTCTCGCAACCCCAACAAATCCCCTCCTCCAAAGCCGCGCCCCATCATGAGCGAGGAAGAGATCCGGGCCTATGCATCGCAAGGTCTGGACACCGCCATGCCCGCGCAGTCTGCCTTCCTGACAAAGGAGGCCGTGACTGGCGAAGGGCTGGGCCACCTGCCCGGCATGACTGGCTGGAGCGACGCCGACAAGTTGGCCTACACGCAGGACGTGATGAGGGGCATCGGACGCGACCCGACCATTGAGGCTTTGGGTATGTTCAGCAAGCGCCCGCAGACAACGTCGGGCGAGTACCTGAACGCGCAGGGCGTGGTCGAGAAGAATCCCGGTTGGCAGAATCAAGTGCTGGTCTCCAACGAGAAGACGCCCAAGGGTGGACTGGGCCGCGTCACCCCGGCATCCGAGCGTGAGGCGCTTGACCTTGCCGCACGGATTGACGCGATCATGCAGGGCCAACAGGCTGGGGCGTGGAGCCGATTCCACCCGGCAGGCACCCCGGGCCTCAAGGTCGCCGATATGGACGCGCTGGTGATCGACTCGACTAACCTTGACCCAGCAACGCGGAGCAAGATCTTCCAGTTCACCCAGAAGAACAAACTGGGCGCGATTGACCACGGCGACCGGATCGTCATCAAAGACTTTGACAGTGACGTTCCAACCCCGGCAACGCAACTGTCCGCCATGCTCAAGAAGAGCGACCTGAACGTGCCGTTCCAGCGCGGACGCGTTGAGTCTGGGTTTGAGCCCGGCCTGATGCGGTTTGGCGACAAAGAACTGGAGGCCACCGAGCCCGGCTCAGGCGAAGTCACCCGCGCCCTGCTTGCCAAGATGGACGAGTCCAAGATCAAGAACTTGTACGAACGCCTTGACATGAGCCGCTGGCGCACGGTCGCAGAGGGCAAGAACAACCTCGACAAGGCTATTGCCGACTCCAAGGGTTTACCCCTACGCGACGACCTGATGAAACTGCGCACCATCATCGCCGAGAGCGGGTTCACTGGTCTGAAGAACTTTGTCTCGAAACACGGCGCGGCGGCGGCTGGTCTGGCTGGATTCCCGGCGATTGGTCTTCCTGCTGTACTACCGACCGAACGACCTGCACAGGGTGCGAGGTAAGAGATGCGACAGCACGGGCCGACGCTCCCCCGGACGGGTAAAGCATCAGATGCTTTTCGTATTTGGTCGGGCGCACGAGTTCACGCGACCCGTTTGGGTAGATTTTCCAAGGCATATCGTTTTCCTTTCGAAGAAGTATTGGCGAGCCTTGAGGTTAACACAGAATTAAACAACGCACAAGAGAGGGCGCTGTATGCCTGAGAATCAAGACGACATGAGCATCACCGAGACGGACGACGGCGGCGCTGTCGTGGATATGCCCGATGAGAACTCCGAAGTTGAGATGATGCCCGACGGCTCGGCTGTTGTTCACATGGACGACCTCAAAGGCCCAGCCGAAGACGAAGACTTTTACAGCAACCTTGCTGAGACCGTGAACATTGGCGACCTGAGCACCATCGCCTTGCGTTACACGGAAATGATCGAGAAGGACAAAGAGGCCCGCGAAAAGCGCGACAAGCAGTACGAGGAGGGCCTACGCCGCACTGGCATGGGCGACGACGCCCCCGGCGGCGCTACGTTCTTCGGAGCCTCGAAGGTTGTCCACCCGATCATGGCTGAGGCGTGCGTCGACTTTGCATCCCGCGCCATCAAGGAGATGTTCCCGCCAGACGGCCCGGTGCGCACCAAGATCCTTGGCGAAGTGACCGACGAGAAGACCGAGCGCGCCGAGCGCAAGCGCGACTATGCCAACTGGCAATTGACCGAGCAGATCGAAGAATTCCGCGATGAGCAGGAGCAGATGCTCACGCAGTTGCCCATGGGCGGCTCGCAGTTTATGAAGATGTGGTACGACGAAAAGAAAAAGCGCCCCTGCGCTGAGTTCGTTGCCATCGACAACATCCTCCTGCCTTACTCGTCCGTGAACTTCTACACCGCCCAGCGCGTGACCGAGGTTCAAGACATCACCGAGTTCGAGTACAAGCAACGCGTCGCTCGCAAACTATACCGCGACATCGAATTGATCCGCGCCACCTCCGAACCAGAGATGAGCAAGGCCGAAAAGGCCAACCAACGCATTGAAGGCAAGCAATGGCAGGACAACGAGGACGGCCTGCGCAAGGTCTACCACATCTACACTTGGTTGGAACTGGACGACGACAAGCGCGCCAAGGGCGAGATGGCCCCGTACATCATGATGATCGACGCGCTCGAGCACAAGGTGCTGGGCCTGTACCGCAATTGGGAAGAGGGCGACGAAACCCTGACCAAGTTGGACTGGATCATCGAGTTCAAATTTATCCCGTGGCGCGGCGCTTACGCCATCGGGCTACCCCAACTCATCGGCGGTTTGTCTGCGGCCTTGACGGGCGCATTGCGGGCCTTGATGGACACCGCGCACGTCAACAACTCGTTGACCATGCTGAAACTCAAGGGCGCAAAGATTTCGGGCCAGTCCCAGCAGGTTGAGATCACTCAGGTGACCGAGATCGAGGGAGCCCCGGGCGTGGACGACATCCGCAAGATTGCGATGCCCATGCCGTTCAATGCGCCATCTCCTGTGCTTTTCCAACTGTTGGGATTCCTGACCACCGCCGCCAAAGGCGTGGTGACGACCGCAGAGGAGAAAATCGCCGACATCAACAGCAACGCCCCAGTGGGCACCACGCAGGCTCTGATCGAGCAGGGCGCGGCTGTGTTCTCTTCGATCCACGCTCGACTGCACGAAAGCCAGCGCCGCGTGCTGGGCGTGCTCGGACGCATCAATCGGTGGTATCTCGACGATATGCGCAAGGGCGACGTGGTCGCAGAGTTGCCAATCAAGCGCGAGGACTTCCGCAAGAACAGCGACATCATTCCCGTTTCGGATCCGCACATCTTCAGCGAGACCCAGCGCATTGCCCAGTTGCAATCCGTGCTGGCGCTGAGCAAGCAATTCCCCGGGATGATCGACCCCAAGGCTGTCGTGAGCCGAATGCTCAAACAGTTGAAGGTGCCCAACATCAACGAAATCATGCCAAATGCCAACAAGCCAATGGAGTTGGACGCGGCAGACGAGAACGCCGCGATGGCGCTCGGCAAGCCAGCATTTGCCTACCCAAGGCAAGATCAATTAGCACATATTCAAGCACACCTTACGTTTGCTCTGGATCCTGCTTTGGGTAGCAATCGCCTCATCGCTCAAACCTACATACCGCAGGCGCTCGAGCACATCAAGCAACACATCATGCTCTGGTACACCAGCCAAGTTAAGGGCTATGTCACCGCCGGGTCTGACCTCAAACTGGACAAGTACGAGAACAGCAAACTGGTCAAGAAGATCGACCAAGCGGTTGCCGTGGCCTCGGAACACGTCAAGATGGACTCGCAGTCCACCTTCCAAGGCGTCCTCCCGGCGCTCGAGCAACTCGGACAACTCATGCAACAGTTCAAGCCCCAGCCTCCCATGGACGGAGAGTCTCAGGCGGTGTTGCAAGCGTCTATGGCAGAGACCCAGCGTCGCGCCGCAGACGACCAAGCAAAGAATGCTCTGGCGGTTCAGAAGATGCAGGCCGAAGACGCCCGCGAGAACCGTCGATTGCAGGTCGAGGTGGCTATGAATGCCGAAGACCTGCTCACGCAAGAGCGCATGAAATCGGCAGAATTGACCGTAGACGAGGCCAAACTACGCCGAGAGCAAGAGCAGACCGCTCTTAAATTGAACCAAGTAACTCAACGCAACCTGTAAAGGAAAAATCATGGCTACTACCGACAAAGACATCCAATCCGAACAAGTCCGTCAGCACACCCGCATGGCGGCTGGCGCTTGGATTTGTGGCGAACAACTGAAAGAGGAATCGAAAGCGACTATGAGCGACGCAAACACGGATCACGGCGATTTCACCAAGTCGTCCATTGAAAAATCTAATTCATGAAACTGATTTCCGACATGATTTCCTCTGTAAAAGAGGAGCAGGAAAGGATAAGTCTCGCGCTTGTTGAGGGCCATGTCATCAACTTCGAGACTTATCAGCGCCTTGTCGGACAGCATCAAGGATTAGAGAAGTCTTTGGACATTCTCAATAATCTTTTAAAGGAAGATGAAGATGACAAATAGCACGGTAGCGGGTAATGCCGCTGATGTAGCGGAGGCTTTTCCGCTTGTAGACCCCGGTGCAATTCCATTAGGTGCAAGAGTACTCGTACAAATGCGTTTGGCAAAAAAAGAACTCAAAAGTGGGTTGGTTTTGCCGCAAGAAACGCGTGATACAGAGCGCGCTCAAAACCCTGTTGGCAAGGTCGTGGCAATTGGGCCTTTGGCTTTTAAGAAACGCGACACCATGGAGCCTTGGGTGGAGGGTATTTGGTGTGAAGTCAACGATTTTGTCCGCGTCCCTAAGTGGACTGGAGACCGCTGGACAGTCAAATTGGAG